CTTCGCCGCAATAAATACGGCAACCTGCCGAGGGGTGCCGTCAAGCGGGCAGAGGTAAAAGGAAAGACCTTTGTGGCGAGAAATCGCGGTCCCGGTTCGCATCTTGCTTCGGGTATCTACCAGCGCGTCAAGGCGCGCGGGCAGTCTCCCTCGATTAAAATGCTAGTCTCATTCAAGCCGCGCGCCCATTATAAAAAGCGGTTCGAATTCCAGCCAGTGGCGATGAGGTCTGCTCGTGCGGTTTACGAAGGCCACTTGGTCACGCGACTGAAGCAGGCGCAGGCTTCGGCCCGCAAATAACGGCGCGGGTCCTTCCCAGGCACCTATCGCACACGGGAAATTCGCACCGTGTTTCTTGTAGCTGGGGGGCATCTGGTCGGGGTGGCGGATGCCATTGTTGTTGTTGTTATGAAAGGAAAAACCTGTGGCATTTGATTTGGAGAATGCATTGCGCGACTATCCTCTGCCGGATGGTGTCGCGGATGTGGTCCTGAACCGGGGCCAATGTGCAACGGCGCTTGGTGTTTCTGAAAACATCATTACGAAATATCTCGATCAGGGAATGCCTGTTCTGTCCAAGGGGTCGAACGGCCAAGCCTATGAATTCCAGTTGTCTGAATGCTTTGCCTGGAAGATGCACCGGGATGAGCAGCACAAGGAAAAGCGCGCGGCCGGTGACCGTGTGGCTGCGCAGATGTCCCTGCTCTTCCGCGGTGAAGACGATGAGGATCTGAACGATGGTCCTGTTCTCACTGCTGAGCAGATCATCAAGGAAAGTCAGGCGGATTACAGTCGCAACAAGGCGTCAGAGGCCCGGCGAGAGCTGGTGCGCGCGGCGCGGGTTCGCGAGTCATTTGAGGACATGCTGATCGTGGTGCGTACGCAGATCGTCTCGCTTGTTGATTTTGCCGAGATGGAATTTGGCCTGACGCCGGAGCAGGTCCGCAAAATGCAGGTGCGTTGCGACGGCACGCTGGTTCAGATGCGTCAGGAATTCAGTCAGGCCTGTCCAGCGGAGGTCGAGCATCTGTCAGCACATCTACCGATCAGCACTGAACCGCATAAGCAGAATCTCGGCTGATGGTGCATATCACCGATGCGCGTATAGGCGCGGCTCTCAAATTTGCACCTTTGCCGCCTCTGGTTACTCCGCAAGAGCTCCTGGCCGATGCGCTGCCGGTTCTAGATCCTCCAAGCAGATTGTCTGTGACCGACGCGGCTGAACGGTATGTCAGGATTCAGACGCAGGGTGCATGGCAAGGTTTCGATCGTACGGTGACGCCATACATGGTTGAGCCGACGGACATGACACAGTCGCGGCTGTTTACTGCTGTTGCCTTCGCTGGCCCCTCTCAGTCTGGCAAAACCAAAATGCTGGAGACAGTTGCCTATCACGCGATTACCTGTGATCCGCGCCCGGTCCTAGTTATTCACATGACCAAGGGTGATCGCGACAAATGGGTCGAGGAGAAGCTGGACACCTCAGTCCAGAACAGCCCCGAGCTGTATGATCGTCTGGGTAAGGCCCGTGAAGACAGCACCTTCGGTCGCAAGAGGTTTCGCGGCATGCGGCTGACGATCGGGTATCCTACACCGACGATCCTATCGGGCGGTACATACGGCATGGTGCTACTCACGGATTATGACCACATGCCCTTGATGCTAGGTGGAGCGCAGAACCCAGAGGGCTCCCCATTCCGCATGTCTATGCAGCGGATCAAAACCTATCTTAGCCGAGGATGCGTCTTGGCAGAAGGCAGCCCAGCGTTTCCGGTGACGGATCAGGGATGGCGAGCCGGTCCCGAGGCGCCACACGAGATGCCACCAGTCGCGGGCGGCATCATGATGCTCTACAATCAGGGCACCCGGGGCCGCTGGTACTGGGAATGCCCGGACTGCGCGGAGGAGTTCGAGCCGCGGTTCGATTGCCTGGTCTACGATGAAGCCCTTGATCCCGGCGCAGCCGGAGACACCGCCGAGATGGGATGCCCGCATTGCGGCACGTTAATTGCGCACAGGCATAAGGTAGAATTGAATCGGGCGGCGCTGACTGGTCGCGGAGGCTGGCGGCATGAAGGGCCAATGGGTCGACTCGTGGCGATTGATGATCCGGAGATCCGTCGGACCAACATTGCGAGCTATGCGCTTAACGGTGCGGCAGCAACATTTGCCAATTGGCGCGATCTGGTGGGAAACTATGAAGATGCGCGCCGCCGCGCTGAAACGCTGGGCGATGACAGCGAGTTGGCTGGCGTTCACTACACAGAAATAGGAATGTCGCACCGTCGCCTGAAGAAGGAGGGCGAGGATGAAATCGGCGTGCAGTATCTCCGCGACCACATGCAGGCAGCAAAGCGCGGTGTTGCGCCCAGCTGGACGCGGTTTGTCACGGTCACGGTCGACGTGCAGGGCACGTGGTTTCCGGTTCAGGTTACCGCTTGGGGAATAGACGGATCATGCCAGGTGGTAGACCGGTTCGATTTGACGCAACCGCCCGATGATGCGCCGAATGCTACGCCGGATGATGATGGCAACCGCCGTCGCCTCGATCCCTCCCGCTACCTGGAGGATTGGGCTGTGCTGGAGACGCTCTGCGACCGGGTGATCCCGGTTGATGGAGAGGCGCATGGCTTGAAACCAATTGCAGTTGCCGTAGACTTTCAAGGTAAGGCTGGCGTGTCTGACAATGCTGAGGCGTTTTTGTCAGCGCGCAAGCGTGAGGGTCAGGGTGCTATCTGGCGGCTGACACGCGGGCAGGGTGGCTGGCGTTTGCCATTTCGGGTTCGGTATGAGGCACCAGAGCGCGGATCAAAGGGGCGGGCAGCGCGTAATATCAAGCTGCTGACCATGGCGACGGACCGATTGAAAGATACAGTTGACGCGATGCTGCGAAAATCAGCTGGTGGCGCCGGTGCAATGTATCTGCCCGCGTGGATGACGGACGAAGAGCAGGTGCAGGAGTATTGCGCCGAAGAGCGCACCAGCGATGGCTGGAAGCCCAAACAGGGGATCGTACGGAACGAAGGGACTGACCTGAGCGTCCAGGCGCGGGCGCTGGCCGAACACAAGGGCCTGTTGCGCCTCAATCCCGATAATCCGCTGCCTTGGGCCGTAGGTGGTCTGGACAACATCAACGCCGTGCCTCTGGGCAAGGCACGGGTGGACCGCACTGCGGCTAAGCCGGACGCGCCGATGCGCATCAACTTTCTGCAAAGGTAGTCACAAATGGCTTATTCGCAATCCGACATCGACGCCTTGAAGGCGGCGGTGGCAAAAGGCGTGACCAGACTGCGTATGAACGGCGAAGAGGTCCAGTATGGGTCGCTCGCTGAAATGCGCCGCCAAATACGCGTTATGGAAGATGAGCTCAACGGCGTTGGCAGTAATGCCGTGAAGGCCAGTTACCCTTTGACGTCGCGGGGTCTGTGAGCATGAACTGGCTGGACCGAGCTATCGTTTCTATTTCGCCTGAGCGGGGGCTTCGGCGGGTTCGGGCCAAAGCGAAAGCCTCCGTGGTTATGAACTACGACGCGGCTTCCAAGGGGCGTCGTACTTATGGCTGGAAAGCGCCCGGAACTGCTGCGGATTCGGCGGCAGGTGCGAACCGGGCACGGCTGCGAAACCTCAGCCGCGACATGATCCGAAACAGGTCTTTGGCTGCCCGTGGTCAGGCAGTTGTGACAGGAAATGTGGTTGGCACGGGTATCATGCCATCGGTTCGCATGGCGGACGGCGATGATGCCACTGCCGCCATGGAGGTCATTCGTGACCATCTACTGACACCGGCCATTGACGTTTACGGTGTCAATGCACTGCCAGGTATTCAGACCCAGATCATGAATACGGTGTTTGCGGACGGCGAGGTCCTAGTGCGCCGCCGGATGCGCGATCTGCGGTTCGAGCCTGGTCTGCAGCTGCCGTTTCAGGTTCAAGTCCTAGAGGTCGATCACCTCGATGAGACGATTTTTACCAACGGGCAGAACGAGGTGATCGACGGGATTGAGTACGGTCCGACCGGCAAGGCGGTAGCCTACCATCTTTTCGATCAGCATCCGGGCGACAATCGCCGTATTACATCAGGCCGGTTTACCAGCACGCGGGTGCCTGCCCAGCAGATCCTGCACATTCGCCGCCTCGACCGCCCCGGCCAAATGCGAGGCGTGCCGTGGTTGGCGCCGGTCATGATGACGCTGGGCGAGCTGAGCGACTATCAGGAAGCGCAGATCCTCAAGCAACGGATTGCTGCGCTGCTGGCGTTCTTTGTCGAGGCCGGGGAGGATGGTGCAGTCTATGACGGCAAAGATCTGGCAGAGATCGGGCCCGGCTCTGTGGTTGGGCTTCAGGCTGGTCAAAAAATGGTGGCGTCACAGCCGCCCACCGTTGACGGCTACCCTGATTTCATGCGCGAAGGAATCCGGACCATCGCGACGGGGTTGGGGCTGACTTACGAGTCTTTCGGCGATCTCACGGGTGTTAATTTCAGTTCTGGCCGCATGGGAAGGATGGAAATGGACCGGTTCATTCAGGTCTGGCAGCAGCAGATCATCATAGGAGAGTTATGCAACGGCATAGCAGGATGGACATTGGATACCTGGCCTCTTGTCCAGATCTCCAGAGGGTTGCCCGCTGCTCCTAAAGCGCTGGAATGGACCGCGCCGCGCCGCCCCCTGATCGACCCGTCCAAGGAAATCGGTGCCGCGATCGAGGAGATCGATGCCGGTCTGAACAGCCGCCAGCGCAAGCAGCGTGAAATGGGGCTCGACCCCGATGTGATTGCCCGCGAGCGGGCGGAAGATGCGGCGCGTGATGCCGTCCTGCCGCAGCGTCCCGGCCCGAGACCCGAGCAACCGGAAGAGGAAACATAAAATGGACGGTGAAGATCTGATGCTGAACGGCGAAATCATCCTGGAAGGAGACGTACTGCCGAACGATTTCTGCCAGTATATGGAGGATGGATGTTTTTCCGCCCGGATGGTGCGCGAAGCGCTCGCCCGCGTGCAGGGCGATGTGACGATCCGGGTAAATTCCGGTGGGGGCGATCCCTATGAAGGGGAGGCGATCCGCGCGGCGATTGAGGCCCACCCGGGCCGCGTGACGGTCGTGGTGGCTGGCATAGCCGCATCTGCGGCATCGCTCATGATTATGTCCGCCGACCGGATCGAGCTGAGCGCCGGTTCTTTTATCATGATCCACAATCCCAGCACCTGCATCTGCGGCACACCACCTGAGCTGCGCCGCGCAGCGGAGGTGGGTGACCAGCTGGTGCGCGTCTATGCCGGTGTCTATGCGGCGCGCAGCGGTCTAATGCCAGTGCGCGTAATGGAGATGATGGAGGCAGAAACCTACTTCGGACCGGAAGATGCAGTCGCGGCGGGTTTCGCCGACGCGATCGTATCTATTGCAACAGTGCCTGTCGTAGCCATGGAAGCAGCCATGGCGCTGCACCGTGCCTCGATTACCAACCTGCGCATGTGCGCGGAAAAGTTTGCAGCGAACGGCACGTCGCCTCTCGCTTCATTGACCGGGAATTCCGGTTATTCTCAGGCCTCTGTGGCCGCAACATTGGAGGCAGATATGCCCGACGAAGACACAGCGGTCCCTGAGACCGTGACCACTCCGACGCAACCGGTTGAGACATCACCCACGCCGCTTGCCGTTCAGCCTCCTGGTGAGCGCATAACCATGCAAGTGCCTGACACAAGTGCGATCGCGGAAGCCGCCCGTCAGGAGGAGCGCGACCGGCAACGCGCTATTCGCGAAATGGCGCGCCCTTTCATGTCTGCCGGTCAATTGACTGCTGACCAGGTGGAAACGGTTATAAACGAAGGTACGAGCACTTCCGGCGCAGGCACACGGTTCATGGCGGTGATGGCAGCATCTGCACCAGTCCCTGCGGCAGGCAGCGGTGTGCGGATTACCCGTGATGAAACAGACACCCAGATCGAGGCTCTGGTCTGTGCGATGATGCGTGATTACTCCGGCCCCGGCCAGCAGTTTCGCGGGATGCGTCTGAGTGGTCTTGCAATGCATCTTTCCGGTTCTTCGCGCCAGCATGACCGCACACGCGCACTTGAAAGCGGGTTCCGTTCGACCACTATGATGGGCGGTGCTCATGGTGTAAGCGACTTTGCCTATATCACCACCGAGGTCATGAACCGTAGCCTGATTGACGAATATGATCGCCGCGGTGCCACCTGGAATATTGTCGCGGGTACACCGCTGGAGGCGAGTGACTTCCGTGAAATGCATGCAGTTCGCTTCGGCGGAGACTTCCAGCTCAAGACGGTAAAGGAAAATGGCGAATACCATGAGGCCACCCTGGCCGACGGCGCTGATGGTCTGAAAGTCGAACGCCGGGGTCGCACGATCAATCTGACCTTTGAAGCGGTGGTGAATGATGACATGGGCGCGTTCCAGCGAATCCCTCGCGAATTCGCCATGGCGGCGCGTACGATGGAAAATGCCATGGTCTGGTCGCTGATCCGGTCCAACGCCGTAATGAGTTCGGACGGTGTGGCGCTGTTTGCCGCGGGGCACAAAAACCTTGCCACCAGTAATGGTGTGATTTCCGTTACCACGGTCGGCGCTGCGCGAAAGGCAATGTGGGAGCAGACCGCATTTGGGACGAAAGATGCTGACGATTTCCTGCAAATCAATGCGGACCGCCTGATCGTTCCGCCTGCGCTCGAAGTGGCGGCACTGCAATTTGCGGCGGGCACGACCCCGATCAAGGATTCTGAAACAAACCCGTTCAAGAATACGCTGACAACCTATGCAGTGCCGCATCTGGGCGCGTCGGCCGGTGGGTCTGACACCGCCTGGTATCTGGTCAGTTCGGATCTGCCGCCGGTCAGTGTCGCCTATTTGTCCGGCTACGAATCCCCGACCGTTCAGACGATCGAAGGCATGAACCCGGACAAGGTCACGATGAACGCCCGCCACATCTTTGGCGCCGCGAATACCGAATATCGCGGTTCCTACAAGAACCCCGGCGCATAACCAGCGCGCTCAACTGACACCCGGACGGGCGGCGCGGTGCCGCCCGGTTCTGTTTAGCATGCCATCGGCGTGCCCAACCCCATGAGGTGATCCCATGAAAAATTATATTGCTCCCGGTGAAAATATTACCGTCCCAGCCCCCTATGATGTGCAAGCAGGGGGCGGCGCGCTTGTCGGTTCCGTTTTTGGCGTCGCACAATTCGACGCCGAGACTGGTGCTGACGTGGTGCTGGTACGTCGTGGGTCTTTTGACCTGGCGAAGACGTCTGCGCAGGCTTGGACAGTTGGTGCCAAGCTGTATTGGGACGACACAAACAAAGTCGTGACTACGACGGCAAGCGGCAACATCCTGATTGGCGCAGCTGTTGCTTTGGCGGCCAACCCGTCACCTATTGGCAGCGTGCTGCTCGACGGCGCAATCCGCTGATCCGATGACCAGCATCTTTGATGGCATGACGGGCATTCTGAACGATACGTTCGGTGGGCCCGTCATGCATACACCGAACGGCGCACCTGCGGTGGAGATC